AAAATTTCAAAAGCCGAAAAACTTAAACAAAAAAGGGAGCTGTTTTACATAACGTTTAAGCATTATAAGACACTAGCAAGCTACGCATCTTATAATTTACGCTATGCAAAACAGCCGAGCTAAAGTAAATTTGAAAGTATGAGTATTGAATCGAATGAATCGGGAAATCAGAAGGAAGAAAAAGAAATATGTAAGTTTAAGATTAAAAACTTTAAAATTTTATCTAAAAAAGGAAGCTCTGCAAAAGTTAAATATGACTTCTATGTTAATGGAAAGCTTTATTATAAAGGATTTGAGTCTGTTTGGACTATCTCGGAACAAATTTTGAAGCAAGTCGCTCAAAGTTGATACAACAATAAGATGATTTAACTTTATAATCCTGTTCTTTTACTAAAATATCTATTTTTGTTTTCCCTCCACAATTACAAGGTTTAACATGTCTTTTAATAGAATCTATAATCATTACTGGTAAATCCCTTGCAATATTATTCATTAAGCTAATTGAGCTTATGCTTTCCAAGCCTACTACTTCAAAATGAATGTTGTATTCGTTCAATTTTTCTTCCATCACATTTAATCAGAGCAACCGCTCGCTTTTTAGTTTATTTTAAATTTTAACTCCCTTTTTTCTTTGCAAGAAAAACCGCAAAAATTTAAAAGCGTTTTTCGGCTTTCCCACTCCCAAAAAAAAATAGTAAATTAGTGGCATGAATAACGTTGTTGTTGATACTAGGGAAATTGAATCTTTTGCAAAGAAACTTGGAACTTTGCCAAAGCAAGCATTACCTAGTGCAGTTCGTAACACGCTTAATTCGCTCGCATTTGACGTTAAACAAAGGTCGTTACCAATTTCAGCACGAAAAAACTTTGAAAACCGTTCAAAGAATTTCTTCAAAGCAAATTCAGCTGTCAAACAAGCAACAGGATTCAACTTACAGACCATGCATTCAGTTGTTGGAATGTCAGAAGATAGGCTTCAAAACAAAAAAACAAATTACGCGGTCAAAGACTTGGAACAACAGGAAGAAGGTGGAACGATTGATAAGCGTTCGTTTGTTCCAATGAAGCAAGCAAGAACTGGGAATTCAAACAATAAAACGGTTCGTGTTCCTAATAGGATGCAAGCCATTAAGGGTAAAAAGATAACAGGCATGTCAAGCAGGATTGGTAAGGGTGGCAACAATAAAAAACAACAATTCATCAGAGCTGCTATTTATGCAAGAACAAAAGAAGATGGATATGTTTTAGGAAATAAAACAGCTAAAGGTGGTCAAACATTATTTAGAGTTGATAGATTTGATCACAACATAAAAACAAAAAAAGCAAGGTTTAAATTTACACCTCTATACAACGTTCAAGCAGGACGTAAAGTAAAAGTAAAAGCAACGCATTTTATGGAAGAAGCCGCAAAACATACAACCAAAAAAACAAATGCTATCTTCAAAAAAGCATCTGAATTTCAATTTCAAAAGCATTTAAAAGTATGAGCTGGCAGGAAAAAATAAAATCCAAAATGCAAATTACCACAGGTGACGGTAAATTGTACGAGGTGCTTTACAAATTGGAAACTGTAAAAGGATCCTTCGATTTCAATATTTCGGAGTTTCATTTTCCAGAGGTTTCAGGTACCAAAATTGACAGACGATTAAGAAAGGGTTCGCGATATCCGTTGGAGTTTTATTTTCAAGGTGACAACCACATTGATCAATGGAATGAATTTAACGCATCATGCAGCGATTTGAGAGCATGGCAAGTTTTGCATCCTTTTTACGGATTAATTACGTGTCATCCTTTGAGCATTGGTTTTGATTCGTCTGGAATTGGAAATACTAAAGTTGAAGTAACGGTTGTTGAATCGTTATTAAATGCAGGTCCGAGAACTGTTTTACGTCCTGGAGAAAACGCGCGCGCAATTATCACAAAATCCAGAGAAAAAAACAATGCTTTTTCAGCTCAAATAATTCCAACGGTTTCAGATGCTCAATTGATGAAATCAAATGTGGAAAATGTTTACAATGCAGGCGCGTCCGTTGTGACGGATGATACAATTGCAAGCGAATACTTCAACTTATACAACAAAGCGATTTCAAACATAAACAACGGACTAAATGACATTACCGTTGGAATGGCTATTGTTAAAGATTTTTTCAATTATCCAGCTTTATTTGCTCAATCGGTAAAAAACAGGCTGCAAATTTTGAAAGACCAATGTTTGAAACTTTCAATGATGCTTGATTCATTGAATGACCCAAATAAAAAGAAGATATTTGAAAGCCAAAAAGGGGCAATTATTAGCGCTATTATTGAAACGGCAATTACACCGTTAACGGGTGACTATTTGAACGCTGTTGATGTGGTGAATGTAATTTATCAAGTGACGTCATTATACAATGAATTTATTGATGAAATTCAAACGCTTCAAACTGTTGACGGATATACTGAAGATTCGTATTTGCCGGATGCAGAATTTTTGGAATCGTTGAATTTTTCGGTAAACTATGCCGTTTCAAATTTGTTTGAAATAGCGCTGGCAGCGCAACAGGAGCGTGTAATTTATTTAGAAGAGGATTCTAATCTGATTATTTTGGCGCACCGTTTTTACGGTTTGACCGAAACAGATAGCACGATTCAGTACTTTTCAGACACCAATAACATTGGATTAAACGAGGTTTTCCAAATCAAAAAAGGTCGTAAATTAGTCTATTACGTATGATTTTAAAGATATTCGATAGATTCAAGGTTCGACAGGTCGAATTTTTTAGTGACTTTAATTTGTCATTGAATTACGATGCTTTTGGGAGTGCTTTTTCATTCTCGTTTTATTTTGATCCAAACAACCCCGAACATAAAGAACTGGCTTGCGTTACTCATTACCATGATTGCGTTGTTGAGCATAATGGAGAAACGCTTGTTTCTGGATTTGCAATTAGTCAAGGCTTTACATATCGATCAGAAAAAACACTTGCAACTATTTCGGGTTATTCAAAGCCAGGTATTTTTGAAGATTGCAATATTCCACCGTCTGTTTATCCATTGCAGTCGGACGGATTGAATTTGATTCAAATTGCTGAAAAAATAACAGCGCCTTGGAACAATTCAACAAAATACAAAATCGGTTTAAATGTTGATCAGGACGTTCAAGAATTGGTTTCAAAATCCTTGAAATCGTCAACAGCTAGTGAAACAGATACAATTGCAGGCTATTTGCGCACACTTGCACAGCAAAAGAAAGTGATCATTTCGCATGACGAACACGGAAGCTTACTTTTTACACAGGCAAAAACTGATAAGGATCCGATACTTTCATTTGATTATACTCAAGGTATGGTACCAGGAACTGATTTTGCATTGAATTTTAACGGTCAAGGTGTTCATTCTCATATTACCGTAATGAAGCAAGCAAGCTCTGACGGTGGAAACGCTGGAGAAATTACCGTTGAAAATCCTTATTGCCCTGTTTTTTATAGGCCAAAAACAGTAACTCAAAGTTCAGGCGACGACATCGACACAAACGAAGTTGCATTACGTGAACTGGCTACTGAATGGGAAAACTTGCAGCTGACTGTAACAACCGATCGATGGGAAATTGATGGAAAAATCATAAAGCCTAACAACATGATTGAAATTATTGCTCCAGAATTGTATCTTTACACAAAATCAAAGTGGTTCATTAGATCAATTGATTTTGTAGGAGATAGCGAAAAAACAACAGCAACTTTGAATTGTGTAATTCCAGAGGTTGTAAACAATAAAATGGCGCGTTCAATTTTTGAAGGCTTAAACATGCACCCGTAAAAATGAACTTTGTTAAAATAACAGCTTCACGAATTGCAAATGGTAAAATTTTACCTAAGTTTTTACGCATGGGAAAAAGTGACGTTCGTGAATGCAAGCAGTCAACACCTTACGGATTTGAAAGCAACCCCGTAAAAGATACGATTGCGGTTTATTCAACAACAGATGTTATTGGTGACGATGTTGTAATTGGATATATTCCAAAAGAAGCGTTAACAGAAATCGGTGAAAGCCGTGTTTTTTCAACGGATGAAAACGGGAATTTGCAAGTTTACATTCACCTCAAAAAAAATGGTCATATTCATTTTGGGGGTGATTCTGGAAACTTAACAAGGTATCAAGAGCTAGAAACTGCATTTAATGAGTTGAAAAGCGATTTTAATAGTTT